ATGCCAAACTTTTCTGTGAACTGGTACTGCTTCAATTTCATTGCTTTAATCAGCATTCCCAGTCTGCTGCCGACGTCATTCGGGTCCATTATTCCTCCTATAAGGTCATTTTTCGCTTGACCTTTTGCCGTATGGGTAAGATTATGCATCCGTAGACAAGATAAATTGTCTATCTTTTTTGTCAATGCTTATTTATATAGTTGTGATTCGGCGGCGGATTCTTCCGCTCGTATCAGATAGATTTCAAAGCCTGCCGGAAAGAGCAGAAAGGACTTCCCAAGTTATTGCGATGCAGTTATGTAGCACCCAACAATAACAAACGGGAGGCGCTTATGAAAGCGACCAGTTACGAGCCAGGAGAGAGTAGGGTCAAGGACGACCTCTGTGACACACCGACCTCTGTGACAGGTGTCACACACCCCTCCAATCGGAGAAAAAAGCCGCCGATGCTGATCAGTAGATATGTTGAACGCTGTGACAGATCGACAGGCCGGTTAGCGGCCACCACTGTGACAGATTATCCGACCTCTGTGACACGCCACCGGAGTGGAGGTGTCACAGTGGTCTTACCTGTAGCTGAAAATTATTGGCAGAGGCTGAACATGAGTAAGAACAAGATTAGGTCAGTCTGGCTGACCGTGGAGCGGGCGGCGGAGCTATTAGGCTGCTCCACCCGCACCGTATGGCGCAATATCAAGCGCAACAAGACCGAAGTGTATAAGCACCTGGTCGAGCAGGATGGCTATAAGGTCATGAAGACCTTCCTGCTGACCGAGCCTTCCTTATATATAAAGGAGATGGCAGACTGCCAGGCCAGACATCTGGTGCCAGCCGGCTTCATTGAGATCACTCTCAAGGTGGATGGCAAGGACCTGCACAGTGCTTTGATCTACAAATACAGCGAGGAGGACAAGCATGAGCATTTATGATGAGATCGATCCCCTGGCCTATGCGGAGCTCTATCAGAGCATCTATCCCGATTGGAAGGGTAAGCAGGAGCTACTGGACCTGATCGGGAATACCCAGGAGATCAAACCCAAGGCAAAACCTCAACCAGCACCTATCAGCGAGCCTGCTGAGATCATTAAGCATGATCCTGGCCTAGTCCTGGAAGGCGAGGTGTGCGATCTTGAGGATAAGGAAGAGGGATACATCGACTTCACTCCGGAAGAGCGGGTGCCCGTTAAATACGATAACGAAGCCAAGCTTCTCGGTTACTTCTGCAGCACTGTGCTGGATCGGCTCCATACCTGCGAATCCAAAGGCCGGGAGTGGGAACTAATCACAGAGGAATACAATCAGGGCAGCCTGGTGCCGGAACTATATGCCTTAAAGGGAAAACGTACCGAAAGAGCCTTGCGTATCTGGCTGGGACGCTATGAGCAGAGTAAACAAGACATGTATGCCCTCCTGCATGGCAACCGCTATCAGAAGCGGCAACGCAAGATCACCGAACTGGAAGGCAAAGTACTGCTGGTGATTCTGCTGCATCCCAACCGGATCAGTATCGGCAGTGCTCTCAAGTTCCTAAAAGCCAAAGCTGAGTCAGGCCTGATCGACTCACCCAGCTCAGTACCGACCTTAAGAAGATGGGTCGAAGAATGGCGGGACGATAACCTGGCGATCTGGGAGCAAGCCCGGCAGGGCAGCAAGTTCGTGGCAGAGCATATCATCAAGACCATCCACCGGGATAGCAGATTGCTGAGTGTGGGCGAAGTATGGGTAGCCGATGGTCATACCCTGGCTTTCGATATCGTCAATCCCAAGACCGGTAAAGCCCAACGCATGACCATGATCATGGTCTTCGACTGGGCTTCCAGATATCCTGTAGGTGCCACGCTCGCCTTCACCGAGGATAGCCAGCACATCCAGGCTGCCTTCCGTAACGGCTTCCTCAACTGGGGAGCCCTGCCCCAGTATGTCTATCTCGATAATGGCAAAGCCTTCAAGAGCAAGCTGTTCCACGAGCAGTGGGAAGGCCATGACCTGGCTAAGGAACTGGGTGGCATCTTCCCCAAGCTAGGGATCAAAGCCCAGTTCGCCGAGAGCTACAATGCCAAGGCCAAGGTGATCGAGCGGTTCTTCAAGACCTTCCAGGAGCAGTTCGAACGCTTCATCAGCAGCTTCCGGGGAGCCAATGTAGCCGATAAGCCATCCACTCTGATGCGAAACGAGAAGTGGGCAAAGAAGCTCTATACCTCAGAACCTCCCACTACCGACGAAGCGATGCAGATGATCGGCTACTACATCAGATACGTATATGGCAATACTCCCCACCGGGGATTGGATAACCGCAAGCCCTGGGAGGTATTCAACTCGGCTCCCAAGCCATCTGACAGACTGGTCAATCCCTCCCGGCTCAACTTCATGATGCTGAGCGTGGAGCGCAAGGCCATCCGCAACGAAGGCTTGGTGCTGAATAAGATGAAGTACTGGCATCCTGCCCTAGTCGAACACATGGGCAAGCCGGTGGTGATCAGGTACGATCTGGCTGATGCGAGATGGGTACTGGTCTATGATGAGGCGGATGTCTTCATCTGCCAGGCAGCCCTGCGTCAGACCCAGCATCCCTTCATTCAGGCCGATATGCAGAACAGCAAGTCACATAAGGAATACCGCCAGGAATACACGCAGATCAAGAAGCTTCAGCGGCTGACCGAACAGCGGACCCGAATGTTCGTCCGCAGTAATCAGGAATCGGTGGATAAGCTGCTCAAAAGCTACGTGAACGAGCTCCCGGCCGATAACAATCCCACCTTTATCCAACCAGCCATGATCGAAGCTCCCGCACCGGGTCCGGAAGAGGAGATCGCCAGACTGGAGCAGATAGTAATCGAGCAGGATCAGCAAAAAGCCGAAACCCAGCCTGAACAGACCAACAACGATCAAAATCAAGCAGTCAGCGAAGGATCAACCGAGTTCGATCCTTTCGATGATGAGGAATTCAAACAAATGCTCAAGACGATCGGAATCAAATAAGGAGGATTAGATGAAGCAAGGTAAACTAGTGCCGATCCACAACGTCAAGAAAGCCGATGAATGCATCGACTTCCTGCTCAAGCGTCCCCGCCTGGAGATGGTGGGACTGGGTATGCTGTATGGCAGACCCGGCCTCGGAAAGACCACCTATGCCAGCCGCGTCTCCTATGCCCGGGGATACGTGTATATCAGACTGGAAGCTACAACCACTCCCAAGACCTTCGCCAAGGAACTGCTGCAGAACCTGTACCGGAGCCTGGGCATGGGTGATTATCTCCCAGTGGGAACCACCAACAACATCTATAAGCAATGTATCCAACTACTTCTTGATAATGAGGATACCGTCATTATTATCGATGAGATCGACTATGCCTTCCGCTATCCTCAGTTACTCGGATCGATCAGAGATCTGGTGGATGAGACCTTCGCGGTGGTGATCCTCGTGGGCATGCAGAATGCGATGGATAGGCTTAACCAGATCAATGCCTACTACTTTGACCGCTGCAACTACTTCTATGAATTCGAAGCGGTGAGCAAGGACGATATAAGAATGTTAGGCACGGAGCTGATGAACATCCCCTGCCCGGAGTCTCTGGTTAACTACATCAACCACAACGCTGCCGGCAACCTGAGAAAAGCCATCAAGATAATGCACATGCTCGAAGCCAGCGGCAAGATCAATCCCATCCAGGCTATGAACCATATCCAGGGGGCCTTATGAACGAGCAAGGTATCTTGATCGACCGCTTTGTAGACCGCTTCGTAAGCTACTTCAACTTAGATCTGATCTGTGAATGCACCGGAGTAGACCGGGATGTGGTTCAGGAGCGCCTAAACCAGCTCATTATGGGCAATGTGATCCGCAGGGTATCCAAATACGAGGATATCTATGTAACTAACCGGGGCCGGTATGCTACCAAGGTATCAACCATCCATTGCGGCAACTGGTCATTCGACCTCAAGGCCTGCCAGGATATCTGCTTTCTGCTCGAACTAAGCCAGATAAAGAGCATCCGGCAATTGGCTGCTAAGATGCAGCGCAGCCGCCAGTGGGCTTATCTCTACCTGGAGGCTCTGATCTCAGTCGATGCGGTGGGTATCCGCAAGTCCGGATACTATACTAAGGACATAGGCAAGGCCTTCAGGGTTGGCTCGGTGATCAAGAAAGGCGTCATCAGGCAGAAACGCTTGGAATGTGGTATTAAGCACACTCCTCACCGTAAAAGAACTACTAAAACCGCTAATCACAAGTAAACAGCGAGGGCATTCTATGACTCAGGAACAGCGAGAACGAAAACTACGTCAACAGATACATGGCCTTAGGGTCAAGAAATTCCACTGGCCCCTCGATGCCTTCAAGTTCATCATCAAGGGTCTGGGCTATGGCGAATCGCTTAGTGTCCTGCCTGAAGACCGCTTAACTGAGCTGAAGGCTCTCCTGCTCAGATACCGTAAGCATGGCAGACCCAATACCTTTACCTTTGACCCCCAGGGCAAGTATATGTTCTATCTCATGAAGTCTGCGGGTTGGACTGAGTCCGAGCTGAGGGCATTCATGATCAAACACTTTTCCAAAACCCACTGGAATCTACTCAACAAGAAGGAGCGCAGAGCTGTGATCGCAATGCTGCAGAACTACATCAAACAGAATGATAAGAAAGCCAAAGATAATAAGGAGACATCTAATGGACACACTCAAGACCCCCAAGGCTAAGAAGCCCCTACCCACTCGTATTGACGCTAACGGCCAGAGCATCCCCACCTCGATCATCAGGCCTGAGATCCTGAAGCAAGATGCCATCGTAACCAAGACCATCAACCGGGCTATCAAGCTACATGACCGTATGGTCGCTGACAAGAATCAGTTCTTTGAGGACGTGGAGCTTTACCTCCAGCAGGTAGCTGAAAAGAATGGACTGGACTGGAAAGGCAATGCCGTCCTCAATAGCTTTGACGGCAAGTACCGGGTTGAGATCAGGTTCAAGGAACGCATCCAGTTCGGTATCGAACTCCAACTCGCCAAGCAAAAGATCGATGAGTGCCTGAAAGCCTGGTCTGCCGACTCCAACGTGAATCTCAGAGCCATCATCAGCGAAGCCTTCCAGGTCGATAAGAAAGGCGAGATTGCCAAGTATCGCATCCTGCGTCTGCGCCGTTACAACATCAAGGATCAAACCTGGAAGGAAGCTATGGAACTGATCGACCAGGCCATCCAAGTGGTATCCACCAAGCAGTACATCAACTTCTATGAACGTGACGAGTCCGGCCAGTTCCGTCAGATCGTCCTCAACTTCCCTGCCCTTTGAGAAACAGTGGCAGCGTAATGCATCTCAATTTGATAAGAACACTGGAGAATGAATAATGGCACCTATGAATACCAACACTGCAGAGGAACTGAATACGATGAGCATCTTCAATGATGAACGCACATACCGCACCGATGAGATAGCCGATATCCTCAAGGTCGACCGCTCCAGCGTCTACCGCTGGATACGTGACATCGGTGATCCTCTGCCTGCTTTCAGAACTAAAGAAAACGGACAGCTGCGCTGCTCCGGTAAAGACCTCAACCTCTATCTGCTAAAGCACAAGGTACGCCCCGAGTATGAGTAATAGCCGTGAGTTCCGCATCAAGCGGGACAACTGCAAAGAAGCCTATCTAAACGGCAAGACCGATCCCACTGAGCTGGCTGTAATCTTCGGCGTGTCCGACATCACCGTCCGCAAGTGGGTCAAGAGTGGCAAGTGGGACGAGCTCTTCAAAGAAGAGAACCAACTCGACCACGAGATCGCCATAGCCCGAAAGAAGGCTCTCATTCAAGCGCTCCGGGAATATGCCAAGAACCCTGCCGATACTGCCATCCAGAGTCTGGTAAGCATGATGAAGCAGGATCAGAAAGACCGGCAGCCATCCAAGGAGTTGAACGATTACATCGTGCGCTTCCTGGATCAGGTTACCGACTTCATGATCGAGAAAGGACATGAGACCTTGCTTAAGCAGTTCCAAAGCATTCTGCACGATCTGGCAGAATACCTGAGAGTGAGAAATGGTTAACCTTCCTGCATCCTACATAAGGCCTCCCAAGCCTAAGCCCATGCCTACAGACCATACCTACCCTCCAAGCCAACAGCCCGACATGGTCAGTCCTCCGACCTCCGGGTCCCCGACGCCCGTCCCCCTGGGCGTCGGGGGGTTACCCGGTTATGCCTAAGAAGTTCATCCAGCGGCATAACAAGGCTCTGACGGAGATCGCATCCAAAACGATCTCCGTCTTGCCTTTTATAGACGATAATCCTGAAGCTAAGACCGAAAGGATCAGGCGAACGACTGGAGAGGGTTGGGATGCCTTCTCGTTCTTTTGCCATACCTATTTCCCGCATATCTTCCCGCTACCTTTTTGCCCAGCGCACGAGACCATGTTCGATGAGACTGATAAGGGCTCAGGCATCATCGCCATTACCGGTTTTCGTGGGCTGGGCAAAACGGTTCTCATGGGAGTAGTCTATCCCATCTGGATGATCATCAAAGGTGAGCGCTATGTGATCCATACAGCCGCAGACGTAGATCTGGCACAGGAGAGAACAGCCTTTACATTACACGAACTGCAGAACAATAAGCGGCTCACGATGGACTATCCTGAGCTGCAGCCAATGGACAGCTTTGATCTCGACTTCTATCTCAAGAATAAAGCCAGGATCAGAGCCAGAAGCATCAAGCAGAGTCATCGTGGAACCATCAATCCCAAGACTGCCAAGCGTCCCGGACTGATAGTCTGTGATGATATCGATAAAGAAGAGAACATGGGTAACCAGACCATCGGTAAGAGACGCATGGAGAAGATCACCCAGGAGCTTGCCGGAGCACTCTCGCCCGAGGGAAACGGCAAGATCGTCTGGCTCGGTAACCTGGTACATCCCAATTATGCGATCTGCCAGTTTCAGGAGCTCATATTAAGCGAAATGCTCGCAGATAACCCCGATCTGGACACAAGATACCAATCGGTGCTGAAGACGCACCAGAAAGCGATTTTGCGCTTCTCTCTCGAAGATCAGCAGGGTAAGTCCACTTGGGAGGAGCAATACCCTACAGCAACTCTACCAAGCTTACGAGCCAAGTTCGGGCAAACCGGGTATCAGAGGGAGATGCTCGGACAGCCGGTAATCGAAGGTAACATCTTCAAGAACCACTGGTTCACCAAGTATAGAACCCTGCCGGAGCCTTCCCAGATGAAGCGGGTCTGGCTCTATGCCGATCCTGCCTGGGGAGAGAAGGGCTGTTACAAAGCTGTTATCTCCATTGGTTATGATGGTAACCGCTTCTACGTGATTCATGTCTGGATACGTCAGACTGAGAATACCAAGTTCTTCAGATACTACTATGATGCCTATAAAGAGCTTGATCGAATATACAGAGTGAAAGCCCGGGCAGCCTGTGAAACTACCTATGGTCAAGCTCGCATTCTTGCTGACTTCGACAGGTGGGCTACTGACAATCATCTGCCACCGATATCGCACCGCATCAAGCGTATCGATAACAAGGACAACAAGAACCTCCGCATCGAGAGAACAGAGACCATCATTGAGACAGCCAAGGTACTCTTTCCGGAGGGACAGGATACTCCCACCCTTATCAGTCAGTTCCTCACCTATCCTGATGGCTATATCGATGGCTGTGATGCTCTGGCAGGATGCTTGGAACGCTTCTCCGAATACGATATTGGAAGGAACAGAGTGAAAGTCCGGAGATTCTCCTTCTAATGAACTACTATGATAACCTCATGCTTGAGTACTACCGGGTCCTCAATAATGCCTGGAAGACAGAGATCAGAGATGCTACCCGACTTGCTATCCAGATGCTGAGTGACATGCCCAGATCTGAGAAACTCAATCAGGGCTCAATAGATAAGCTTATGGGCATCATCAATACCCAGTTGGGAGATGACTTCGCAGCACTGGTCAATGAGCCCACCAAAGCGATAATAGACCGCTGTGTGCGGCTCGGACTCAAGGATGTCCAAGTGCAAGCCCCCACCAAGACCAGCATCGGGCTCTGGGGTATTGAAGATCAGCATCTCTCTTCCACCATTCAGAAGCAGCAGTTGTTCTGGATCGGGAACCACTTTGAAGCCGATATCCGGCAGAACGTCGCAGACACCCTCTCCAAAGCCATTGAGCAAGGTTATACCAAAGAAATGTTGGCAGATACTCTCAAGGAGCAGTTCAATGACATTGCCAATCGATCATCCCATTACTGGCAGGGACTGGCTGAGCACACCGCCCTTAGAATACGTGAGTTCGGCAGGCTGCAAGGCTACAAAAAAGCCAAAGCCAGGTACTACAAGCTCGTGGTGATCCTGGATGACCGCACCAGTGACATCTGTCGGGCTCTGGCTGTCCAGGATAGGGTCTATCCCCTAAACGATGCCATCGAAGTGATGGATAATCTCATGGCTCTGGATACCAAGTCCAGCAGCCTGGATGATGCCAGAGACTACATCAAAGCACTTGCACCATGGGTCAAAGACGATCAGATCGAATACGACTCAGAGATGAACCCGGTAGGTGTCTCCGGAGCGCATACTCCGTTCCCTCCCTTTCATTGGAAATGTAGGACGACGACTAGCATCATTTAGTTATGGAGGATCTTGTTTTTATTAAGGTTAAGTCCATTCATCATGATTAAAATGAACATCAAATTGAATTTCTTAGTTAAATGACCGCAGGATTCCACCCTCAAAATATAAATACTGACTTTCATATACCCATTGATCCCCATAGGACGAATGGTTAATGCTCTTAGGCTCCCCCCATGCCATCTTTACCATTTCTTCAGTAAAACCGACTCTTACTATACCTTCGACGATGCTCTTCCAGTTATCGTCTCCAAACTTCTTACTATAATGCCTAAACTCCTTAACATTATATCCACTTCTACTACTGAGATTTGAATTCGTAACGCTTCCCACAGAAACATGGATGCTCTCCCCTAATGAGTTCTTAACTACTAGACCTAAAGAAAAGTATCTTTCCTCAATTGTGAAGTCTGTACATGTCCACTCTTGATAGGGTACTTTTGTAATCTTGCTTCCAGTGTAAATGTCATACACATCATCAATGAGTTTATTGCAGAAAATAAACCTCTCTCCAACCAATTCAGTTTTCTGCTTTTCGAAAAAGCCCACAACTACAAACGGAAAACTCCATTCATACTTGCTATTGTATTTGAAAAAAAGCTTGTCCTTACTGCTTTGTTCTTCAAGCTCAAGATAATAATAGTCGCTATACAGGTAGCTGTCTGACAATGTTTTGGGATGCTTCAGCACTGCAATAACACTGAAATATTTCCCAGCCAGTTCATTGTAGTCAGAATTGTATCTACACTCTACCTTATTGCCCTTATAGACATTAGAGTAGTTTATTAGATCATCGATCCGATAATCGACTACAAATCCTTCGTAACCATATTTCCTGAGAGCTTCTGATTTTCCTTTAAGGTATAGAACCTGCCCTACGTACTGACCAACATCCTTGCCTAAGAAATTTCTAGTGCTGTCATATGGAGCATAGTTGATTGGTTCAACTATTGGTGCCACTTTGATTGTAGAAATCTGAGAAAACCCCAAACATAACAACCCTAGAAATCCTATAATAAAAATGATCTTCATCTTAGTTTACCTCCAGGTATTGGATAGATCACATTTGTTTATAGATATCCCATACTTCGATTGCGTTATCAACATCACTTTTAGGAACTGAAACCACTATATTTTTCATTTTACCTCTAATCTCAAACGTTACTTGTTCGCCTTTCTTCATGCATGTAAAAATCTCCTCAAGTATTTGTGCCCTCACCTTCTTCGCTTCTCGTTGATACTTAGCATCGGCTGCTTCATAAGCATCCCAATCGTGTCCGTATCGATCAGGAAAATCTTCCAATTTGGGGGCTATCATAGCTGAAAGTGAATCATTTGTATAGTTGATCCTTACAGTCTCTTTAACTCCGTTACTTCTATTAAACCATGAATATGCTGAGTTTGCCTCAGGTTTTTGAATATCCCATTGTCGAGAACCAATTTTCATTGAAATCTCTCTAACAAGAACAACTTGATCCAGTTCTAAGAATAACTCTATATCCTTCTCGTCTTTGTTATCCATGAAGTTATGTGTAGCTTGCGCATTAAGATGCACATTGGACGATTGGTTGGCAACTTCCGATTTCTTGCAACTGGAAATACCGATAATTACAAATATTAGTGCGATGATGATATAAAGGTATTTGTTCCACATGGTTCCTCCACTATAAAGTTTAATCTGATGTGATATCTCTAAGTCTTTCTATTTCTCTTAACAACTCAGCTCTCCAATTACCGCCTGTCAACGAAATATATACAAGGCCTGCAAAATCAGTAGGGATATCTACAGTTTTATGGTTAAGAATAAATACTCTCTTTCTACCTAAGCTACCCCAAAAGAAACCTGTTTCAAGCATTACATTTTGTCGAACTCTAGATTTTAAACCCTCTTTCCCCTTCTTTCTTCCTTCATCGTCCGGAGACCATATGCAAACCGCAAAATCTACATTAGCGTAATACTCAAATTTCTCAACCACTGTTTTCCCTTGGTTTTCTTTATCACTCAGGATTATAAAATCTATTCCTATACTCGTAAGGTACTCTTTCACTTCTCTATTCCAATAGGTATCCCTGCCGAGGACAATGAAGCACTTTATCTCCTTAGGTGTCCTGTTTATCTGTAGGTCTCTCTTGTTCTCTTTAATGTCTTGTGTAGCATTTAGTTCTTTAATCCTATTCCAGCCCTTCTGCTTAATTCTACATATTCTATTGCCGTTGGTCTTACTGCTTAAATAGCTCACATAATCTGATTCGTCTGCTAATCGTATTAGCTCATCCAGTTCAGTTTCCGAGTAAACTAACATTAATGGATAATCAGATTCAGGAATTACTACGTTATCTGCAAAGCGATTTTTGTTTTTGTTATACATATAAGTTAACAGAATATCTACTTTATCTATTGGATTATCAGGGATAGTGATGCCGTTCTTTAATTCATCAATGGTTTTATCTGAAATCAATACTTCGTCGCCTGTTTCCTCATATTTATGCCGGACGGCCATGCTTAACAGTCTATCGGACTTGGTTTTATTTTTATCTTCACCATCATCCAATCCAAATCGTGATTTCATCTTCCAACCAAACAACTCGTATCTTCCGCAATACTGGCAGTTTATGTGATATCTATTAGCGTAGTCTTCTGTTCTCACATAGTTCTGCTTGAGCTTATTCTTGCATATTGGGCATTTTTCTAAAGACTCTTCCATTCTTCTTCTCTCTTAGGTGTTAGTTTTTACAGATATATCTGTCATACTACATACATCAAACATGCTTTCCACTGAAGGCTTTAGCAAGGATTGATTGTTCTATTTTATCTATGCGAGCCATAGCTTTTTGATACTTGGATTCAAGAGAGTCTGCTATTTTTAATAGCTGTTGAACCCTAATAGTAATCTCAATTTGTTCTTCGATAGGCGGTAATGGTATCAAGAATGAAGCTAAAACAGATGCGTTAATATTGGATTGACCAACTCCATCTGTTCTTACTTCCTTACACCATTGACGTCCATAATTTGAATTCAGGCAATAATTAAGATATTCGGAATGAAGAATATCATGCCGATTCTTGATCTTGATAAGATATCCAGCAAAAATGGCTTTCGACTGACCTCGATAAATGGATGTTTTCCCTACTAGATCTGGGCTATTTGTCCTATTAAACAAAACATCTCCATCTGATAATGCATATTTCTTAATATCAGATTCATCACTTGAGTATTTTAAGTCTGACCAATCAACTTCTCCGTTCTGTAAGTTTCCCATTCTGAGAACAGGAACTAATCCAGATGTTTCGGATTTCTTAGATGTTCCGTATTGAAATCCATCACAAAGATTGCCTAAGTTAGTTAGCATCCAATGGTCAGGAAAACCATCTATTTGATCTTTCGCATCATTAAGCAATCTCCTCACTTCTGCCCATTTATCACAGTTATATGAATTAAAGCTTTCGATCAGAGACCCAGAGCATGCTGCACTGAGAACACTCTGACGAAACTTCTTGAGGATGGTTGGGATTTTCTCTAGTCGAGATCTGATCAGTCTAACATGATGAATAGTATCATCAAGATAATCTACTATCTCTGACTGATCTTCCAAAGTAAGCATGGGTACGTATACTTCATCCACAAAAGCAGAACTGATACCTCCCTGGGCAGCACCATGAAATGTAACCATGATCTGCGAGTTTCCGCTATTGCTTCGAAGGAAATAGAATAGGTACTTCCCACGCACTTCTTGAGACGGTCTACAGATGAAAACATGCTCATTAACGTAGGATTCAGCAAATGGGTATTGCTGATCAACATATGACACCTTGCCAGTAGTAGCACCATCCTTAACAATCAACACATCGCCCGGTTGTATTCTGCCCCTTCTAAGTCTTGATGCGTATTCCTTAGGTATATACTTGATCCTATCGAAACAAAACCCGCCGTCAGCATTTAAATGCTCTGCACCAATACTTGGAACTCCTTCACTAATACCACTAACTCCACCCTTAGGTCTCGAACCACTTTCTAGGCTCTTGAGAACTCTCCTAAGTGTTTTATTCTCAACACTAAATACAGCCATCTATTCACCCAACAAGGCTGACAATTCATTTAGTTCATCAAGCACTGCTTCCAACTCCGTCACAGCCTCAGTGATCAGATCAATTGGCTCTGGCAAATTATCAGGATCATCCAGTGATTCGTCTTTGAGCCATTTGATATCCAGATTGTAATGCCTGGCTTTAATATCATCAATGGAGAAAGCCCTGAATCGACCAGTCTCGCCTTGATCTAGTCGTTTACTGAAACCATTAGGATCATTGCCATAGCACTGTTCGAAGTCTGTGAACATCTCGGCAGTAAGAGGTCTGTCTTTTTTGGTACAGGAGGGGATATTAGAACGGCAGTCGTATATCCAGGTTTCCTTAGTTGCTTTACCCTTCTGAAAATATATCACGTTAGCTTGGGCATTAGCATAGGGAATGAAAGTTCCTCTGGGCAAGCGTAAGATAGTATGGAGATTACAATCTGCCATCAGGATTTCAAATACATCCCCTGCTTTGTCCTCAAAGAGGCAATTATCAGGCAATACGACTGCAGCCCTACCCCCTGGCTTAAGAATTGTGAGGATGTGCTGAAGGAAGTTCAGTTGCTTATTGGATGTGCGGATGGTGAAATCATCTCGTTCCGGTGCTTCTCCTGCTCCCTTGGTACCAAAAGGTGGATTGGTCAGGATCACATCATAACGTTCACCTTTGTCAGCCAAATAGATTGTATCTCCCAAGTAGATAGTTGGATTAAGCCCATGCAGAAACATATTCATCAATGCAAGCCGCCGGGGACGAGGTACCAGGTCTTGCCCGAAATAGGTATCGTCTTTAATCCTCTTGATCTGGTTTTGGGGAAGAGCACCCTTAGTTTCATGGATCAGCCATTCATAGGAGGCGATCAGGAAACCGCCTGTTCCGCAAGCTGGGTCACAAACCGTAATCGGCTGGTTAATGGGATCAGGTTTCATCAATCGAACTATGGACTGGATAAGGACCCGGGGAGTGAAATACTGCCCAGCCCCTTTCTTGCCTTCACTGGCAGCTTTTTCCAATAGACCTTCAAAGGCTTCAGCTTTTACGTCTACTCCCAGAGCTGACCAGTCTTCGCCATCGATCACATTGAGTATCTTCTTCAAGGCCACTGGATTGGCAAACTTGGGCATGGCTTGGGCAAAGATATCACCAAGGAGCCCAGGTGCTTCACGCAAGCTTTGGAGAACAGTAAGATAGTGGTCAGTAAGCGCTGTTCCGTTTTTCTCTTTAAGGGTAGTCCAATCGCAGTCAGCGGGCAGTTCAATTTCTTTTTCTTCTGCCATCTTGATAAAAAGCAGATAGGTGAGCTGTTCTATGTAATCGCCATAATCGATTCCATCATGGCGCATGGTATGGCACAAACCCCACAATTTGTTAACGACATCAGTCATGTATATACATTCTCCTTAAGCAGTAATCTTGAGGGTTATCTCTGTGATCAGGTCATCCAGCTGAAGCCCAAAGACCTTTCTGGCTCTGGCAAGGCCTCCATGCATCTCGAGGATCGGGATCAGATTGAAAGCTTGCTTATCCAGGGTCAGGTTCTGGATCAGATGTTCTTTTATGAAGGCGAGCCATTGCAACTGCTCAGAATTGAATTCATGGGCAGCAATCATCTCTCCGATCACCCTTTCAACCCTTTCGTGAGCTGTGAAAAGGGGATAGATATCATCCTCCGCATTGTGAATCATGGAGATGATATCAGCCATTGCCTTGTGCCCCGACTTCTCATGGGCTTTCTGGACTTTCTCCTCGTCAAAGCTATTTCTTTTAAGTTCGTTACGTAGTTCAGTGAGGGCCTCATAGCTCCACTTGTATGGGTTATTGAGCAGGATGGACAGGGCTTCGATCTTGTCTTTATTCTGCCTCACGAACTCAGCGAAGGCTTCCAGATAATCTTCCGGCTTCATTTGCTCATCACCGATTCGGAACATGTATTCGGAGCTCACGGAGTCTCTCTCAGCGTAATCGATGTAAAAGGGTTTCCTTGCCCGGTCATAATTGATCAATAGATCCTGGAACTTGGGATTTCTGAGAGTTCGCATCGTTGTGCTGAAATCATCCTTGAGCATTGCTTTCAGATTATCGGCAAAGCCTTTTACATCCCCATCCGGGATGTATGCTTCGAAAGCTTCCCTAGCCTTAGCGCTCATAGTCTCAGCAATCCTGCGCAGGCGTTTGATCAGGCGATTCTTGTTGTATTCTGGTTCGATGTTGTTCCAGATGTTTTCAATGATCTCCTGGATTGTAACGGTATGACCTTCCTCGCCTATCTCAATGGGAAAATCGTTGGTATTCTTGAAATACTGAATCAGGGTACCGTCGAAGCAATCAAAGATAGTGAAGCACTCTTTGTTAATTTCAGTGCACTTACGAGTGCCCCGGCCCAGCATCTGGGTCCAGAGGATGCGGGATTTTACAGGTCTGAGGAAAACAATGTATTCCAAAGCGGGGATATCTACCCCAGTGGAGAGCATATCGACTGTGACAACCACTGATGGCTCGGGACGGTTCCGAAAGCGTCTGATCTTCTCCAGAGGCTTATCCACATTGGGATTGCCGGTTATCTTCTGCACAAAGTCATCGCC